TACTTATAAATAAATTATCAGTATTATAGTCAAATATAAACCCATCTGAACTGTCGGGGATGTTGTCTCCGTTGAAGTAGACTACTTCTTTGTCTAGACCAGTAAGTGAGGTCCCCCCAGTCCCATAGGATCCTGTATGGTAAAATCTACCTGATTGGGTATCGTATACTACTACGTTAGGGTGGGTCCCGTCGTCATATGAAGTAGAAGCATGGAGTCCACCAACATCTATGGTAGCTGTAGTAATAGCCCCATTGTCTGTGACTTGTTGGAGATTTAAACTGGCTGAAATTTTTATGTCCGGATCTGATGTGTTAATGGTGATACCTGTCCCTTCTGAGATTGTGATAGCTCCGCCAAACCCATTTACTGATACTACATTACCTACTCCACCCGCAAATGAAGTAAATGTTGTAGTGAAGGCAGCAAAAGTATTACTTATGCTACTACTTAAACTAGAGGTTTGGTCTAAAACATAGGTTTCTGTAGCGTATCCGTCCAAGCTAGCAGTAACTACACTAAATGTAATAGTATCATTACCATTATCAGTTATATTAACATTATCTCCCTCAGCTAAAGTAAGGTTACCTGTAAGGTTATTTAGCCCAGTAACTCCAGATGTTCCACCACCTAATCCACTACTAGCTGTATAGTGGAATTCTCCTGTAGAGGGGTTGTAGGTAACTACATTGGCTAAATTTTGTTGGGTTAAGCTAGCGGTTAAACCGCTAGAAGCAGAAATAGTTGATGCTGTTATATTAGTAGTAACATATAAACTATTTAATTCCGCATCGGAACCTGATTGTATGAGTTTTCTCCAATTTGGCATATATCTTTAATATTGTGGTTGGTTACACCAATTGTGCGGTGCCCACTTCCCTTATGGGCCAACAATGTTTTTTCTATAACTTATTATTTAACTTCTTTTAATGTATCTAATTTGTCTTCAAATTTTTTAAGTACCCCTGATACCATATGGGCATCTCTTCCATAAATTTGGACATTTTGGATTGCTGCTATGACAAACTGGACTTCTTGGGGGTCTAATCTTAGTTGTAACATTTTTGTAGTATTTTTAATTACGCGTATATATAAATATCGTTGGCTGCTGTATCTACATACATTTGTCCGACAGAGGTATTATTATCTCCATTTCCAAAGTTGGGTGGGGCTCCTGTAGGGGGGGCTGTTGAGGCACTAACTGTTACTATATAGTCGATTGTTCCTGATACTGTTATGTTAGTGTCGTTAGAGCCTACTGAGCTGCTTTGGGCTATCATCCATCGGTTAGTACTTTCTTCATAAAATAAAGCAGAACCAGATCCACTAGAATCTGTTTGAACTACAATACCACCTTCGTGTATACCTCCAACAGATCCGCTATTTAATAAAATAAATCTATCTTCAACACGCAAGTTTGAAACTTGCAGTTCAGTAGCCTCCCCATAAACATATAAATTACCTCTGACCGTTAAGTCTCCCCCACCTGAATCATCATCTATAACCAATCCATTAAATCCTGATTGAGTTTGGGCACTAAGGAGATAAGGCTCCAGCATTGAACCAGTTTCTGCTTCTGTTATATAGGAACTAGTAGCTGATGTAAGGTTATCTATAGAGATTGAGTTAGCACCTACTGTTAAAGTAAGGTTAGTTAGAGAGGTAGATGAAGCAAAATATGCACTTGATGTGTAAGCCAAATTACCATCAGCATCAGTAGTAACTACTTTAGTGAGGGTATCTTCTTCTGGGAGGGAGATTATTCGGAGGGAACCACTTATAGTGGTGTTGCTGTTTTGTCTATTTACTTTAAAGGCTTCAGAAGAAACTGCGGTACCTATAGAACCAGATTTATATATTATGAATGAGTCAGAGTCTGATTTAAAATTGTAGTATGCGGGTGAAGGCCCATAAAATATAAAGGCATCTTGTCTAAAATTGGAAATGGGTCCGTTTGATCCTGAAAAAGCCCAAGAAGTAGCATGGGGCATGTTTATAAGAAAACTTTCGGCGACACCATCTACTAATTCAGTACCCCCTATTCTAATAGCATTATGAGTATTGCTAGGTAAACTAGAAGAACTTACAACCAATCCAGAACCTGTTATATTTATTTCGGGTATCTCAAATAATTCAGGCACCAACCCCTCAGCAAAGCTAGAAGTTCCATATAAACTACCTGTTATACCATTGGTAACTTCAATAGAACCTGTTACAATTACTGTAGGGGAAGAACCACTTACTAGGAGGGAGCCTGTGATAACAGCATTACCTTCAAACGGGAAACCTTCTCCTCCCCCACTTCCACCTAAAGTCCCGTCAGATATTTGGCTTTGAAGGGTTCTACCTACATATTGATAAGCACTTAACCAAACATATTGGGAGATACCAGGAGCTACACTATTATTGACAAAAGATAAAACACCTGTTTTATAATCAAATACATAATTTGCAGCTTCTACAGCCCCACTCCCCCCATCACCTGGTTGGGCATCATTAGAAGTTATATATACTCTTACATTGTAGCCTGCTGGGTTGTTTTCGGCATTGGCCAAAGATATATCTAATCCACCGAACTTAGGGGACAAAAAATTGGTGACTTGGGATTCGTGTATAAGTTGTTCAGATGTGTTAGATAGAGATCCTGTAAGGAAAAACCAAGTTTCATACTTATTACTTACAGCAGTAGATCCGGGGGTTAATTTCTTTTGAAACCAATATTTAGCTATTGGTAAGTCATTTTCTCCTGAAAGTGATGGATCTACTACACTAGCAGACACTATTAGCCCATCTTGGGATGATCCACTAAAGGGTAAACTAGAAGTTGGGATATATCTAGTATCAGTGAATATCTCATTAGAACCTATGCTGAGGACTGAGGTGAATGCTTCTTGGGCATCACCAATTTGATTGGTAGTATACCTTCTGTCTTGGAGTTTCCTATTACTAAAAGAAGAGCTTATAAATGCCATATTATATTATATTATAAGTTTGTTGTTATTAAGGTAATAGGGGTTGGGTCTCCTTTGTATCGAATAACTAACCAAAATTTAGTGTAGGTACTGTCTAAGAATAACCCTTGGGCTGCATTGACTTTTACAGTATATGTAGGGTTTGATGTTCCTGAAATGGTTCTTCCAGTATTACCTCTAATATCGATGCTGTTTGAAAATGGGTTAAGTTGGGTATTAGTTGAGGTAATTCCAATCCCGATATTATCATCAGATTGATTTATGTCAATTAACTTATCAGGGTCGCTCTCAAAGATGATACCTAAAGATATACCATTTGTAGCACTATCCCAATTTTGTATATTAGTTGTGCTAATATTATTAAATTGAATAGTAAAACTATTTAAAGTATTGACTCCACTTAATCCACTATCAAATTCTCTTATATACCAATAATACCCAGATGCATCATAATAACCAGAGGCTTGGTGCCAGTACTTGTAAGTTCCCCCAGGTGTAATTAAAAATCCAGGTTTTACTTGAAGGGCTCTAGGATTATTTTGAGCTAGGTTAGATCCACTATTATAGATATTAGAGGTATTTCCTAAATCTAAATTAGTTGTGCTATCAATAGAAGATCCATTTAATTGGACTCTACGAACTTCATCTTCAAAGTATTCGTTTTTAGTATTACTAGAATTAGTGGCTGTAGGGTTATGGTAAGCCATAGTTCCTGAGGCAAGTGGTTGGCCAAAAGTCCCGGCATTGAAGAAGTTAAATGATGTGTTTTCAAGAACCTGATTACTATTGCGGTTGTATGCTGAAGCAGTAATACCAAACCCTAAATCTGAGGAGAATCCGTTTTGGATTATGTTATCACTATTCCCAGCATTGAATGTAAGGGTTCTACTAGTTTTGAGCACATCAGTTCGAGCTGGGATTTGGCCTGCACTTCTAGGGGTGGTAGATGTGGTTGAAATGTACACAAAAGAGTCACCACTAATAGCACCATTCAACATGTCTTGGTCTGTGTCATTTAGGGTTATTTTGTTATCATTACCTATAACACTCCATATAACGGTACCTTCATGGTATAATGGGTCAAATACTCCAGAGCTAGTAACTTGGATATTATAAGTAGCAGATACTAAATAAGGGGCACCCGATAATGAATTAGAAATCGCTGTAAGAGAACTTGAAGCAAAAATATGATTTATGGTATTTGTAGGGATATTATTGTTTAAGGCAGTTGTATCTGCATAAAATATTTCTTTACTTCTAGTCTTAAAAGAAGAATACTCACTAGATCCTGAAGCTATAGCTATAGAGGAGGTTATTTGATAGTATCCTATAGATTCAGTTATGTTAGCGAAAGATATTCCACCATTATACAGATCAGCTTGAAGAATTGAAACAAATTTACCATCCTGGTAAGCAGGGGGTATTATTAGAGGGTTAACGGTAGGGACTTCTCCTACATATAAACCATTTGATGATCCTGGGCCTGCTTGGGAAAGGAGAGATTCTTGGGAGGTTGTTGCCGTTGGGGTTTTATCAGATTGAGAAGAAAATAACCAGCTTTGGGAAGCTGATACATAAAAGGTATCCCCTAGTGATCCTAAATTAAAAGTCCCTACAGAAGAAGATACTATAGTATCCCCACCAGCAGCTGAGGAGTATTTAATATTGTACTCACTGTCTGTGTATATGGTGGATATTCCATTAAATAGTACAGTTCCACTTGAGGCAAATCCTTTATCTCTTATATAAGCAACAATAGGATTAAGAGCTGATTGGGGTACCCTCCCGGGGGGGCTTGTTCCAATATCATCATGATTCGTATCTACAACTTCTGATATGTTTTGGTAATATTCAGTATTAGGAGAAGCATCTGGGGCTGAAGCGCTGAGGAGACCTGCTATGAAGCGTAGTATCTCGGATGTGTTGGTGTTGGCATCAAAATTGTTGAAGTAAGAACCTTCTAAGTTATCTTTCCATCCATTACTTTTAGGGTAACCTACATTGTGGTTGTATGAATAAAGAGATTCAGACAAAAGTACAGAATAAATTTGATTCCCACTACCCCCACCACTAAAGGAAGAAGTCCCAGTCCCGGATTGGGAAGGGGAGGTTTGTAAAATAGAACCTGTAATTTGTAATGTATTTGCAGTATTATAGTAATCTCCTTGATCAACAAAAATACCTCCTCCCCCACCTAACCCATCTGAGGAAGTATAATGTAAAGCACCACTTTGGGTATCATATACTACTATATGGGATTGGGAAGCTTCACTTAACCCACTAGCCGTTATTTGTCTTACTTCAATATCTGATCCAGATACTAAAACTTTTTTCCATTCACCCATTTACCTTATAATTTAGATCTTTAATAATTTCTTGTAATTTGAATGCTAAAGTATAGACTACTTGAACATCCTGTCCTTTAAATTCGGACCTAGCTATTAATCCCAACAAATATTGAGCTTCTTCAACTGTAAAAGGGGAAGATTTAGGAACTTCAGCAGTTCCTGTTTGTTTAAGTTCTTTAAGTGTAGCCATAAAACTTGTTATTTTATGATAAATATTACGAGTAACCAAAATAAAATTCGTTTGATTTATAAATCATACCTCCTTCTTTAACAGTAGGAAAACTATTTCTAACTGACATGATTGGGATACCATTATTATCAATGAGAAAATAATTAGTGGAAGCATTAGTATTTTGGACTTTGAATATGTCTTCTGATGAGTTGTATTGTTTTACTGTAAGAGAAGAAGTAACAGTTACAGGAAGACTCCCACTGTTTCCTATGTGGGTGTCATATACAATCCACCCACTTGAGCTTTGGATAGCAGCAAGGCTAAAGTCAATGTCTCCTATACCACCTCCCCCGGTACCTCCACTTGTATCTATAATAAACCTTTCTGCCATGGTCTAATATAAATATTTAAGGTTTATAGTACTTTAAATAATCTTGATTGAGGTATTGGCCAAGGCCATAAAACTTTTCTTGTTTTTCTTTTAATGCAACTATATTACTATTTGTTGAAGCTACTACTTTAGGATCTCCTGTTATACTCCAAGGTATATTGAATGGTATCCAAGGTTTAAAATCAATTGTTGGATCTTTTTTGAGCAGTCTATCGTAATCTTTTTTAGATATTTCTAAATAAGTAAATTCATTTCCTCGCTTGCAAAAATACCTCCTAAACTCACCTAACTTGTAGTCGTCTTGTGTTGGTGTAGTGTATTTCAATTGCGGGATATCTCGTGTAATACCCATGTCAACACCCTTTAGTATACCATACTCATAACTAGCTAGATCGTTGGTTATATACACTTTACTTGATAAGCCTGATGGAATCTCACCGTATTCAGTGATTCGAATCAGTGGGTATACTGGGGTATCGTCTGGGTTTTTGCCTGAGAATGTGCCGCCTGTGTAGGTTTTGTGGTAATAACCTACATAGTTAGGGTTTACCCCATCAATATAATATTCTCCCCCAGGTGTGTAGAGGTTGGTTTGTATTCTATTTTTGGGGATATAAGCCATTTATATGAATATAGGTTCGATTTGACCACTTTCTGCTTGGGTATAAATATTTTCGATATTATTACGGGCAGCAGGATCTATACCATTTATTCTGATGTGGAAGTGTCTGCCTGTGGCTGCTCTAGTTAGGTCCTTATATTCGTTTATATAACTAGCTTGTTTGTCTCTGTTGCCTGCCGCAAATTGAGCTAATACATCTTCTACAATTTTAAGATTTGTTGAAGAAGCAGGGTTAATAGTAAAATCAAGAGCATTACCTTCTGAATGGGAAGAAACATAAGATAATCTGGTGTGGTATTTATCGTTACCTCCTGTAACCCTAACTGCTATTTGGGGGTTTCTAGATTTAAGAGCTCTAAATACTGCTATAGCATAATCTGCTAGGTTGGCTGTAATGTCTCCTCCATTGGCTATTTCGTCCCCTTTTTCTGTGTAGCCTAATTGGGTTAATACATTTCTTAACCTATCAGCATTAGGTGTATCAGATGGTGGGGTAGTTACAGCAGGCCTACCACCAGCATAAGATGGTTTTTCACCAGGGACAAATGTCCTTTTAAGAGGTGGAGCATCTTTTAATTGTCTGGGTTTGGGGGTGCCTATACTTTCTAAAGATGTTTTCCACCCTGAATTGTCTACAGTGTGAGATATACCTTTGATTAGGAATTCAATATTATCTTGATAGTTTTGAGGTAGAATAATATCGTTTACAGTATATTTTTGATATATTTTGGGGCCTGAGATACCATCTAGTGTGAGGTTGAGTGAGATAGGGATGAAGAATCTTGCAGGAAGTTCGTCTTTTTCTATTGCTATATCTCTTTTTGTTATAAGATAGTTTTTTCCTACAGAATATAACCTATTAATATCTTTTTCTTCTAAAGAAAATATTATATACCTACTTAATAATGCCCCTAAATCATTAATATCCCCAGTATCTTCACCAAAAACTTCTTCTTCATATGAGGTAACTTTGGTAGGTATAACTCTATCAGTTAAACCCTCATTCCACCTTGAAATTGCTATTGAGTTTGAACCTACATCTGTGTTGTTGGATTGAGCTCCAATAGCTAACATAGAGCCCATTTGATTTGAAATGGTACTTTCAATAGAAACATCTAATACAAAGCTGCCTTGGTTTGGGGTAAGTAAACCTACATTTATTAGAGCTGCTTCTTCAAACTCTTCTTCAGGAGAAGTTGTAATATTTTTATCTAAAATAAAATAAGTATTAACTTCCTCATCATAACTAAATTCTAAATTAGTTATACCCCCTAAAGCTTTATCTATATTGTTGAAGATAGATTTATAAAAATCAAATATTGGGAGGTTGCCTTCTTTGTCTACATTTTTGTCTAGAATATCTAGAATCATATCTATGTTTACATAGATATTTAAAGGTAAACCAACTAATTCTCCTTTGTTATTTTTATAATCTAAAAATCCTTTAAATCCTTTGTTGTTTAATTCAGATAAGTCTGCAACTCGGGGTCTTTTAGTAGTATTATCATCTTTAAAGCCTGTTATGTATTCATAATAATCCAATTTCATTTCGGATTCTATTATACAAATTCGAGGATCTAAAGAAAAGAGATCATTTATATAAGAACAAAAATTAGTATTATTATCAGTATCAAAAAAATTTATAGGAATAGGATTCCCAGGTGAGTCGTCGTATTTGTAGAAAAAACCTTCTATCATTCTTATTAGTGAACCTAATCTTATATAATAGTGATCCTTATTGAACCATTGACCAACTTTTACAGCATCCCTGTCTATAGCATTTTTGTCATAAAGTGATACATAAGGTTTATTGTCTAACTCACCTATCTTTTTTATATTTTCAATAGATAATTTGAGAAATCCTTCATCATCTAACCTATTTTTGATCTTCTTTAATGTTCTAGCTAATGGACTACTTCCTGTTTCTGAGTCTTCCCCAGCTATAGGTTCCATTTCAACTGGGTTTGTGATGCTGAGGGATTCTATCACGTCCCCATATGTTACTGCCTTTAAATTGATGTCGTAGCTGTAGTCTGAGTTAAGATTCCATTTGAAGTTTTGTACCCACCCTAAGAATGCGTCGTAATTACCATTGGAGTTTTTTCTTTGGGTAGTTATTAAGTTTTGGATTCTTGTTACATTAGCGTCTGTGTCTACATCAGGGTAGACCCCAATTATAGAATTACTTGGGTCAAATGGAAGTGTTAAATCTAGGAATTCATCATATATCCCATGCATAGGATTTGTTTGAAGTACCCCATTATTATCAAAGTACATACTATGGCCCCACTCTAAGAGAAAAGTGTATTTTAACCTCATAAAGAGAGTTTCAATTATATTGAACTGGTCTTTATTAAAGCATTTCATTTTTATTTCAGCTATCCTTAATGAACCTCTATTTTTAGGTGTTACCTTGATGTTTTCAATAAAAGGCATGGGGGTTAATCCATATTCGGTTGATGAATTAAACCCGTATTGTTTGGTTGTATTTAAAGGGTCGGTATATGAATCTATAATACCTCCTTTAGGTTCAGATATATTGTCTCTAGAATTAACCCCATTAAATAGGATGTATTTGCTGGCTAGTTGGTTGCCTTGGTAAGTTGGGGGTATTCCCAATTTGGCACACTTTCCGGCACTTACATTGATACCAGAAGTAAGGCGGATCCAACTATTTCGGCCTGTAAGGTAGGTGTTGACTAGGTCGTTATTTTGGTTAAGGCCTAACTTTTGTTGTCTAGTTTCTATTTGGCCTCTAACGTAATCATCAAAAGTTTCTCCTATTATTTTTGACATAACTTTTATTTATTTAATAATTTATATTCCTTCAAGATAGAAGAAATATTAGACGGGATCCTTATTTGGTGCCCTCTTTCAGGATAAATGCTGTTGGGTTTAAATCTAGGATTGGCCGCCGCTATAATCCACCACAAAGTAGAATCATTATAGTAAGTATTAGCATATTGGTCGTACCTGTCTCCTTCTTGTGCTATGACATAAAAATCCTGGTCTGAATAGGGGATTTCAGGGTATTTCACCCCTGGATAGTATCTTTTACCTTGGGGGGTTTTGAAGGGGTTTAAGTCTTTATACCTGTTCATGCTCCTATTAATGTTGAATTAGCATTTATAACGTTATTTTGGTTGTCAGCAATTGGGGTAAATTGGAATCCCGATACTTTTATAGCTTTGGGTAATTGTTTTCCTGATGTATAATCGCCAACACCAATATCAAACCCAGCCTCAAATATTGGAGATAATGTAAAGCTATTTATGATACCTGGAGTGTTAACTAAATAATCCCCAAATGTAAGTTTAAAGAAATTACCACGCAAATACCCATCAATGCTATAGCTTGGTGTTAGGTAAGCTAGGAAATTATTTAATTTATTGTATATTTGAAGGGTTTGATCTGGGTCTGGGGACATTATAGTGAAGTCCATAGAGATAGATCTGGTGAATCCCTTGTATTTGTATGAGGGGTATCCTCTACCTACATAAGTGTAGGTATCGTGTTCGGAGTTTATTTGGTCTGAGAAGCTATCAATATAGGCTTGCCAATAAACATAGCGAGGGGTAGATGGATTATCTGCCGAAATTGCTGCTAAATAAAACTTGAATAATTGAGTGTCGGGAGCTTCTTCAGTAAAATTGGCTTTATTTAATGCTTTAGTGTTAGCTTTGTTGAATGTATCTACTGACACATCACTACCTGCTCTATAACTAGAAGTTACATATTTTATTTCGGGTTCGTAATTTGAAATGCTAGAGGCGTATGTGCCTTTCCTAAATGCAGTTTTTAGTGTAACGGATGTATCTTTGTCTTTAGAACCAGCTCCATAAGTTACATTAGATATAGATCCTGAAGGGTTGTTTTGGTTGAAGTAAGTTCTAGAATTAGCAATTTTTTCTTTAGACCTATTTCGCGAATCTTCTATAGATGTACCTGAGTATCCTTGGGATCCAACTGTGAATTCTGTTCTTCGTATATTAGTTTTCAATCCAGTAATGCCAGCCCCAGGTCCTCCAGTATAATTTTGGAGTAAATTTGGATTGGATACGTCAACCCCATGGTCTCTATTTAGTGGGATTGGAATTTCAGGTATACTTGCTATGAATCCTTCATTAAAGGCTTGAGCACCAAGTATATCAAATGCCCCAGTTAAATTACCTATATCCCCTGCAAATGGAGAAGATGGGGGTGGTGTGAACGATCCCCCACCAATTTTGGAATTTTTGAGTATAAGGAGTTTGTTAGTTTTTTCCTCGTTATACTTAATTTTATATATATCGTTGTACCTATTGCTATTGTCTTCTCCACTTATACCCAACAAATTTAAATGACCTCCAACAGCATTAGTTGCAGTTTGGAGTAAAGTATTTAGGGGGTTGTATAAGTTTTTGGGGTTGCCTATTATTTTAGGATTTTGGGCTGCTAGAAGATTTTGGTTGGTTATGAATCCTAACCCTTTAGGAGTAGTTAGGAATTTACCTATCCTAGCTCCATCCTCAATACCTCTAATTAATGCTCCTTGTCTTAAAAGAAAGTCAGGGGAAGCCCCAGGTGGGTTTTCAGGTATCTCTTTCTTGATGAAAGGTTCCCTACTACTCCCTAAATCAGGTCTGTCTAACCCATACTTTAAAGACTTGAGGTCAGTTTTGAGGTTAAGTAATCCCATATATTAGAATGTTCTACCTTCAGGAGCAGTATTTCTGTAGTTGTTTTTAGGTACAGCCCCATTTAAATCCAAACCAGAAGCTTTAGGTAAGTTGCCTAGTTTAGGATTTCCATTTAAAGAATACTCGTTGTGTAATTTAGATTCTTTAGTACCAAAGAAAGAACCAGCTGGTACTACTGGTGGGTTGTGAGTGAATGGGGAAGTTCCCTGGTTGTATTTGTCTAGAAGTGCCATGTTTATAAATATTTAGGGTTATTGGAGTTTATAAGACCCAACAGTTAGAGCAGTACCAACTTTAGTACCATCTAATTCTATTGTTCCTTCTTTAGCTAATATAGCTTGTAGTGTGGTATTCATTCTATTCATTTGCTCTACTAGTGGAGCTATGTTTATAGATGGGGAGGTAGAGGCTGTTTCTGTTTTACCACCACCTAAATTAGTACCTGCTATAATAGTGTCGTTGTCGTTAAGTGCTATGGAGCCTTCAGGGCCAAATAGGGTGCGTTTACCATATCCATTTCCTCCCGGGGGTGGTGAAAATATGTCGTCACCATACATGGCTGTGGCTGATCCTATAGTAGCTAATAAGCCTGCTGTAGCTCCAATAGCTAATGGGAGACCAGCACCAAAAGGTATTTGTAAGAAGGATTGGTATATACTTGCTATTGAAGTTACTAATGATTTTACAGCTATCCCTGCAAGTATTCCTACTAAAGCAGAAGCTAATATTTTAGATTCAGCTATATACCCAACTACAGCAGCAAACCCATCTATTATAGGAGCTAATATAACTCCAATGTTGCCTAATACTTCCTGTACTTTAGCGATAGATGCTTGGAATTTTTCAGTTGCACTTTGAGTAGCTAGTGCCTCGTATGTAGTTTCACCATAAGCATCTTTAAATTCTTCAGCACTCATAGCAGCAAACTTTTGGCTAAGGGCCATTTGGGCCAATTGGTCTCTACTTATTCCTAAACTTTTAGCTAATGCTTCTTGTTGGATTCGGTTTTGGGAAGAGAATGCTGCTACTACTTCTTCATTTTTAGCTATTTCATTACTAAGACCCTCTAGGTCGTTAGTAAGAGCAAAGTATCTGGCTCTTTCAAGATTAAGTTGTTTTCCAGTTAGCAATTCTGCTTCTAATTCGGCCTCTATACTAGATTCAAATTGGAGGAGGCTTTCAGCTACTTTATCTACCTCACTTAAAGATAATCCTAATTTGCGGGCTTGGCGGGCGGCCCTAGCTAGGGCCTCAGGAGAAAAACCTAAAGATCCTGCTATAGATTTACTAGCAGAAGATATATCTTGGAGAACTTGTTTAACATTAACCGCCACTCTATCCTGCTTATTCATAGCACTTACAGTAGCTACAGTATTGGATAATATATCTTCAGTATTTTCACCCTGGGCTCTAGCAAAAAGTGCTAAGTTTCCTGCTGATTCTTCGCTGAGTCCTAGTTGTTTATTTAAAGTGGTGAATGAAACAAGAGTATCGCCTCCAAAGTCAGCTATGAAGCCCGTTTGCTGTGTTAGGTCTGAGAATGCTTTTTGGAGGTCTTGACTAGTTACGTATAATTTTTCGCTATTAGCTGCTGCTAAACCAAGTTCTAGTCTTAGGTTGAGGGCAGATTTATAGTCAACACCTAAAGTTTTTTGTATGTTTGCTATATCATCACTTCCTTTGATCATAGCATCAAAGATAGCACTAATTACAACTAGAGGATCTTTAAGGTTGGATATTAATTGAACCCCAGCCTCTCTTAACCCCCCTCCTAAAACCTTTAATTTATCTTTAAATGTTATTTCTTCACCAGTAGCTGCTGCTTTTTTGGCTAAATCTTCCATCCCCTCTTTAACACTATCTAAACCTAAAGCATCTTTAAGTCTACCTAGCCCCATTTTATCAAGGGCTTTCCCCATACCATCTATAGCGGCCCCACCTAAACCTAAAGCCTCATTGACTCGTTCTTCTTCAGCTATGCGAGCTTGGATTTTATCATTGATGATAGTATAAAGAGAGCCTTGTTCTTCTAATAACCCAGATGCTTCATCATAAGCATTATTAGTTAAACGTAAATCTTCTTTAGTTTTTTCTATTTCTCTTCCTCTTTCCCTTATTTGTTTATTTAATTCTCTTCTTCGGGCTACTGAGATTGAGGCACTTCTTAATTCGTTTTGGGCTTGTTGTTGTTGGGATATTAAGGATTGTTTTTCAACATCAAGAGAATTTTTTTTATTTTCTAATAAGTCTTTAGAATTTTCTAGATCTCCTACTTTAGATTGGAATTTTTTCTCTAAAGTTTTTAAGTCTTTAAGATTTAACTCAGTAATCCCTGATTGGTCGTCACGAAGTTTTTTAGCTACATCGTCAATGCCCCTAAAGGCTTTTTTAGTGTTGTTTAAAACAACATTTGTCTTTGACATAGCATCTAAAGATGCATTTATAGAACCCCTAATATCACCAAAATCGTCGTTAATAGCATCAAGTCTATTCTCTACACCTCGCAAGGCATCTTCTAGTTTTCTTACATCGGTTTCTTGCCTAGAGAATGGATTAGTTTCGCCTAGTCTTCTATAGGCTCTGTCTAATTGGTCTAGCAGTTTTCTAATTTCTTCTGGAGATGCCATTTAGGGAAATATTTGTTATAAATATAGGAGAGCATCACTTTTGTGATGCTCCCGTATTGTACATAGGTCTACTAGCTTTCTTGAATTCGGCTTTATTTATGTTGCCTGAAGGGTCAATTAGATTGGTAGAGTTTTTGGTTGTTGCTTTATCGTATTGTTCTTTTTCTTCCTTATAGAATTTGGCTATTTCCTCGTATGTGAATTTTCTTAGCCAAGTTGGCATATTATATACGTCTGCTATGTTATATCCTCCTTTACCATGAAATACAATTTCATGTATTTGTTTGAATAGACTACGCCTAGCTAGAGGTATGTTATCATAGGTCAGGCCAAAAAAAGTTTAAATTAATTGGGATAGTGATCTCCTCGTCACCATCTGTTGTGAACGTTAAATCTACGTCCGGTTGTACTTCTTTTATATGTTGCCTAAGTGCTCTAGAATCGCGTGCTAGGAGGTGGTTGTCAACAAAATTCCTAATGGTTTTAGTTTCGCTGTCTCCTTGAACTGAGGTAAGTATGTATTTTAGCCTAGTGGTTAGTTCTGGAGAGGCATTTTTGTGAATTTTCTTGAGGCCTGTTATTTCTTTGTCGATTTTACTTTCATCATGTCCTGTTAGTATTTTGAATGTAACAGGAATGTTGCTGTGGGGTAGGGTAAATTCGAATTGGTTTTCTCCATTTACAATAGAGGACTCATCAAATGGTTTGTTTTCTAGGGTAGATAAATCTACAGTATGGCTTTCCCCACCATATGAAAATGAATAGTCTTTACCATAACCTAAAACACGAGCAGCCACTAGCAAAGCGTTTTTGTCCCCCACAATAAGATCCTTAATGTTAATTGGGGATATTATAAGGGATTTAAGTAGCTCGTCAAGTACTATACCTTTATCAATGTAGGATTGGTTTGTTAGTATATCTTCCTCTCTAGCAGTCATGTATTTCATTTCGACTTTACCAGATGAGAGAGGATTGTCTTTAGGGTATAGGAGGCCTTTGGAAGGCAATTCTATAACTTCTGTTGGGAATTTAAATTCACTCATTAGTATAACTTTGTTTATAATAAATATTTGGAGAAAACAAAAGAGCGCGATTGCTCGCGCTCTTTCTTGTATATTGGGTTTCTATTAGAAGTTCAATACGCAGTAGTCTGGCTGTACTGTCATGGAGATTTCTATTGCTCCTTCGTTGTCGTAGTTGTAATCACCGAAGGTAGATTCTGTAATCATAGCTCCCTTAATGATCCATTCGGAAACGATATCACCTACAGGTCCAAGGACATTGAATGTCAAGTCCTTTTTGTAAAAGTCAGAATAACCATCTCTACCAGTTACAGATTCATGGTGCAATCTTGCCCATTCCATTACAGCTTGTGCTCCGGAAGGTGTGATTGGGTCAAACAATGTGAACGCTATAGTGTTCCACTTTGTTTTACCTTTCACATATCTTTGAATGTTAATGTGGTTAAGCTCAACTGAACCATTCGTAAATGATACAGCTCCTATCCCCTTTACCATATAAGATGGAAAACCATCTATATACATGATGAATCTATTCTGTTGTTTAGGTTCAAACGGGGTAAAAAATATTTCGTTTGGATCTAGTACTGCCATTGTTGTATTTTATTATAAATATTATGTTTCTCTATTTTTAATTATGCTGGGAATTCAGCACCAGTTGGCAATACATTGAAATCGAGAATTATGAATTCTGCTGTTCTTGTTGGTTGGATAAAGATCTGACCAACTAATTGATTTCTGTCTATTACGTCTGGTGTGTTGTTTGAATCATCCATTACAACCTTAAAGGCATATACACCTTGTCTTTGTTGAACACTTTCCATGTATGGGTTAACCTGTGCAAGGAAGCTGTTTCTAGTAGCTGCTGTGTTTTGTTCAAACACTAAGTTGTTGGCTACTTGGCTGATGTATCCTTTCAACTCAATCAACAATCTTCTAACATTTACGCGGTCGAGAGCAGATGCTTTCTTCTGCAATGTTTTCTGACCGAATACTACTGGGCCAGTTGCTGGGAAGTTTGCGATTGGGTTAACGTTTGCTTCATATAAAGTGTCGCGGTCAGCTCTTTGCAATCTTCTTTCTGGTCTAACCACTTGAGTTAATCCACCTCTGTTGATACCTGCTGGTGCGAACCATGGTTCTGCTGCTGCATCGTTTGCTGCATAAACACCTGGGATTAGTACTGAAGCAGGGACCCAATCTGTTTTACCAGTGTCTGGGTTGATAATTTGGACCCAAGGCCAGTAAGTAGCTGCGTAGCTTGAGTTAATGGCATTTGCTTGTCCTACAGTTCCTAAAATAGTACTTCCGTATTTTACTAAATCAACTACTGCTAAAGCATCTCCTCTATTTTGAGTATTAGTAACTAAAGTGTTTAATTGAGATGTATGGCCACCTACTCCACTTACTTCATGGATCAAACCAGGAGCAGTAATTACGTTGTATTGGTACTCGTCTTTGTTAGTAAGAAGGTCAATTGCTACGTCATAATTAGATCCTGTTAAACCTTGAGTATTGATATCTATATTTTTATTAAAGAGAGGAGTAACTCCAGCTGGGATTAGGGCGCCCATTCCATTATAGAAAGAACCGCTACCTAAAGTTGGGATATATCCTTTGTAGGTGGTTTTAGCTACTCCATTATTATCAAAATAATCAGGAGTTTTAGCTAAGACGTCCGATACATACACATATCTACTTCTGCTAGGATTTTCACCAACAGTTTCTATATAGCGATTTTCGTCATCATCTGTTTGAACTTGTTGATATGAATCACCGATTCTTTTAGAGATATAGTTGTCTGATTTTGGATCTAATGAAAGGTTAGTAAATGTTTCAAGAATTACTTTTTCATTAGTAGTGTCATTACCTCTTCTAATTAAGAGAGTAAATGTTCCTTTTTCTTCATCTCTTTGTGAAATTTCCCATCTAAGATTATCTTCACTTCCACTAATTAAAGCTCCATTAGCATCTTCAGATCCTGAGTTGTTCATGATTACCCCCTCAGAGAAGGTCTTTAACATGAAAGTATTACCTGAGATTCCAGTACCACCACTAAGTGTTAAGGCAACCGAGTTCTCATTTATTAAATGCCAGTAAGAACCTGTTGATACTGTAATAGTGTTACCAGCCTCTCCAGCAAATGAAGCTGTGAGAGATAAGGTAGTTCCATCATGGGATGCAGTAAAGTATTGGGGAACTTTAGCGTTAATTTCACTAGCTAAATCTGCTCCTGTACCTGTATTATAGTAGTAAAGGTTTAGATTTGGATAATCCTGGACTAGTTCAGATGCTGAGATAAAGGTATAATTAACCCCATCATAATTTAGTCTAACTCCATTGAGTTCGTCTGGGAGGTAGTTGATTGATCCTGAGGCTGGGTTACCAGATCCACTAACGTTAGGGACTGTAGTACTAATGGCAGGTTCAAAAGATTCTGCTGTTACCCTAGTAACCAATAAAGTACTACCACCATTTTGGAAATAGTTGTATGCGGAGAGAGAAGTAAGGTAAGAATGGACATCTCCATTGTATGTGAAGGTAGTTCCAAATTTATTCTTAAACTCACTATATGAGGTTACTACTGTAGGTATTTCAACAGGTCCCTTAACTGTAGGGCCGATTATGGCGGCTCCTACCTCTACGGGTTGTGCTGTAATGAATGACTGGTCGTTTTCTCTTGTAAATACACCAGGTGATACTATCTGTTCTGCCATTTTGTTCTTTTGTTATAAATATTATTCAGTCTTTGTAAACATTCCCGACTCTAAATCGACGGTTCCGTTTCCATATTTTTCGTTAAGTTCTTGTCCAATTTTTACTTCTTCTTGTTGAAGTGTTGTCATAGTTTCAACCAACTTGTCCTTTTGTAATTCTATCAATTGCATTTGGTATTCCAATTGTCCGAATTGTCCGATTAGATTCTGTTGGTTAGATTGGAGGGTTTTAATCTGTGTGATTTCCTCTTCAGATAACTTAATTTGTTCGCTCATTTTTGTATTTTTTTAGGTTAAAACATTTACTATAAATATCAAATATTCTTTCAAAAACATTAAACATCATTAATATCTCCAACAGTTTCGTTTTGTATAATAATCTGACCCTTACTAAAGCGCTTCTTGTCTACTGTTAGGTCTTTTTGTATGATATCTGGTATTATATATCCTGTAAGGTTTATGTCGAAACTAGCCCTTACTGTTCTTTCAGTTCCGGCTGTTAATTCAGTTACTGTGCTAAATGAATCAATAGTGGCTCTAAATTTGAAACGCTCAGGGTCGCCCCAATATGAATCAGCCGCGTAGTTGGCAGATTCTATTATTTTGTTGAGTTGTTCAATATAGTAAGTGTACACTAAACAACTGTATTGGACTGTAACGTAGTTGGGCACTACTACAGTGTGGTATTCTTCAATAGGGGTACGATTGTTTAATACATTAAACTTATCGTATGTGTTTTGTTTGTTGTATTTCTTTTGAATGTATGCTACGTTGTTAGGGTAGTTAGCATCCATTTTGTTGTACAATCCTTTAATGGGGGTAATAGTATTACGCTTGAACATAATGAGCGGGGCCATTATTTTGTTCTTTTTGTCTCTATAATATCCATCTTTTTGTACCGATTTCCACCTTTCAGGGGCACCATAAATTACTGGTACTGCTATTCTTTGCCCATTTTGTATTACAAATGGTTTAATGATATTGTCAAAGTAATATACAATGGATTCGTCTATGTCTTTAATACCAACACTAAAAGGTTTGGTAGTATCTCCCCTAAATGAGTTTTTGTCTCCACGATTTAGGTCTCGGCTCTGGTTTGGGTTGCCATTCTTGGCATCATATGGTTGGATGCCATCAGTTGATATCTCGTATTGAGATTTGGGTATGGGGGTTCTGCCTTGTGTTGCCATTATAATCGTGCTTTTTCAATACCCAATTTGTCTGCTGGGGTGTAGTGGGTTTTACATATGATTGAGAAGTTGGAACCGAATTGGTCTAAACCTGGGTTTAGGGGATTTGAGCTATAATCGTAGTCTGGGTTTTTGCCTAAGAGGTATTGGTTGGCATTTGTAGTTTCTACTTCATAATACCCACCATAATAGAATATAACATCGCCTATCTCAGGTACTGTTTGGGCGTCTATTAAATCCTCGCGGAGGAACCTAAATGTTAGGCCCCAATTGAAATCCACACCTAAATCGCTTTCAGGGAATTCTTGGTCAGGGCGTTCAATAAGACAATTAAATAGGATAGGGCCATCAAAGAACCTGCCTTCTGATGCTTCACCATAAAAGTTTACCTTGGTTTCGTACAAACCATATTTGTAGAAAGCACATTGTTGGGTGATTACGTCTCCCAACAATTCGCGGTTCACTGTAGTGAATAGGTTTATGTCTCGTTGTCTGCCAAATAATGCCATTATGCTATATAGATTGTGAATGGTACGTTATTGAGTTCTTTCTGCCTATTGTCTGACTCCTGAGCACGCTTTTCGAGTAGCTTGTTTCGGGATGTGTCGTCTAAGTAGGCTCGTAACCTTTCTAATAACGCTATTTTTTCGGCTGTTGCAGCCGAAATCAAATCACTGTGGTTCAATGTTACTTCAGCTCCGGGAATTGGCACTGTAGTGTATTTGCCTCTAACATAACCTAGCATTTCTTTACACAACGCTAATGTGTATTCAAATATCCATTGTCTACCTATAGAATTAATGAAGGAATACGTTGGATTAGTGTATGGAACGGTTGAAATGTCCGTTATCACACCTGTTCCCATACTGCCAGATACTACCGGATTATTACGGTCGGACTTTAAGATATACTCAAAATGGAGTGTTCCGTCTCTATATGGGATAGGGAATATTTTTAATTGGTTGTTGATGAGTTCAAAGCTATAGTTGGATTTTCTAACTTGGTCGTTAAACTCAATTGCCTGTATTTTTTGTAAATCATAGTTGATAGGCATTAACATGAAGTTTATGCCTGGGGAGTAGCTGCCGAATCCAAATGAGCTGAGTAGGCCTTGTATGTCTGTGCCTGTACCTGCGTATGGGTCGAAGTATCTTACCATAGGAGGAACAGATTCGTAAAATATACGCTTTACCTCCATATCTCCTGCTACTATGCCCTGCTCTATAGCCCATTGTTCCATATCGTATTTTTGGATGCTTTGGCTAAGGGCTAGGCTGCCTGTTCTCCAAGTTACATTACCGCCAACACCTGCTTCGGTTCCGTATTGTTCTGACATACGGATTATAGTACCCATATTAGGTTGGTGGAGTTTATAATTTAAGGCTGAGCCTGTTTCTGAACCCTCTAAGGATAAATAGTTTTGGGCGGCCTGGTAAGCGTATACTTCATTTCCATATGTAGTTATGGCTTCTTCAAACGCAGCATAAAAATTGATGTCTTGCAATTCTATGTCTGTGAGTGGGTATCCAAGTCTACGAGCGCAAAATACAGATACTCTGTCAGCATCAATTTGAAAATCAATATCACTGTCATAAAATCCAAACGGAGTGTCTCCAGGGAAAAATGAACTAGATCCGGGCCAGATAGGAGTGTTGGGCATGTTGTTTTGGTTATAAATATTAAGTCATTTTAAGTGGGTTAGCTAAAGCATAAGGCCAATGAATAGAATAAGTTGGAGCTCCATTTAGGGATATTTGCCCAGTTCCCCGATTTGTTCCTATACCCCACTTACTTAAATTTCGAATATTATTTTTATGGATACTCCCAGTATAATCAGGTCTATTGAGTGGATCTTCAGTAAATATTTTTAAAGTTTGGTGTTCTTTTATAAAATCTTTAAATTGTTGTGGAGTTGCTTGAGGATTCATTTGAAGATAAAGGGCAGCCATGCCAGATACTTGGGGGGCTGCAAATGAGGTTCCACTTAGAGACCCCATTACATAGTTAGATCCTTCATAGTCTGGGTTATAAAGGGAATAATTAACTGAGTATTTAGGGATAATTCGGGTGCCTGAAGGGAGTCCAATATTAGGGTCACAGGCTAGCATTATGCTTTGACCTGCTGCGAAAGTATCAACAGCGGGGCCTACTGAGGAGAAGTAGGCTACTGTGGAGAGTCCTTTTTCTTGTAAGGTATCCCAACCAGGAAAAATTTCATCTCCACCAATACCTAACTTAATATCATGGAATGGGTAAGCAGTTTCTTCAGTCCACATTAGAGAAGGTGCCCAAACATGAGTGTATGGGCTTAATTGGATGTCTGAGAAGTTTAGGTTGCCGCTACCATGTTTAGGACTATCTCCATAGATGTTGTAAGGGATAATACCATAATATGGGTTAGTTTCATCATCTATAGGTGAGGAGGGGATTGTAGCTTCAGGAGATAAAGCCCCTACTATAATAGTTCCTTCTCCAGCCCAATCTGCTCTATTAGAATAGATCGGATCTCCGGCATTGAGATAAATACCAAGAGCCTCAGCGTCTTCTCCTGTATAAAAAGCAGTATTAAGCATAGTAATAGGATAAGTTCTAGTAATGTAGCTATTGTATATTTCACTAAAATACTGGGGGTTATTTTCGTAATAATCTCGTGATATTATAACACTAAAATTCCCAGCAGCTTTAACCGTAAAAACATTTTCCTCAGTAAGTTGATCTATTAATTCCATTTCGATTTTGTAGAGTGGTATGTATTACTAGAAGAGTAAAAATACCTCATATTATGAGTTTCATCAAAGGTATTATTTTCACCAGTTAATCCTAATGAATTACCTTTATAATATATTTGATCTATTTTAGTTTCAATATCGGGGGGGAGGATGACATCAAATCCCCCACTGGATCCTACAGGGGTGAGGTATAAGCCTATGCTGAGGTTCATTACTGTAGGTCTTTTGTACCCAGTATTAGGGTCTACTGATTTAGATACATGGAAATGTCTAATACATTCAAGAGCTTCTATGGAATTTCCATAATGAGCTACAGAAGGATCTGTTTCGAGATACCCCCCATCAGCAATACTGCCTATAATTCTAAAGTCATAGATATGAGCATTTTTAGCCCATCCTGCAAGTCTACCGGCTGCTACAGAAGCTACTGATAAGCCGTGGCTGCTGTGGTAAAAATATGGGTTATAAAAATTATTCCCTAAAGTTCTACCAGGAATGTGCTGATACCAATCATAATATTTAACTCTGGTTTGGCCTTTGCTATCAAGTAACTCAGGGTGGTTTCGGGATCCCCAAACCCCAGCATCTACTATAACAATATCTACTCCAGTTCCATCTAAACTATAATTATAAGAATTAATTCTGTCTGATCCTGTTTTATATGATCCAGTGTCAGGACCATAAATGTCTCCAACTCCATTAAAAGACCATAAATCTTCCCAATCTACTTTGTCTTTGTATTTAGTATGATATTTTAACCCCCAATTAAGTGGAGCAGCACCTTCAAGGAACAAACCAGTGGCGGATATATTATTAAACCATAAATTAGATGAATACCCATTATATCCTGTTCCTATATAATACCCATCTTGTTGAAGAGCTACTTCGTACTCTTTTAATACAATTTTTTCTACGATTTTTATATCAGGATAAAGTTTAAGTTGAGCTGCTTCAGCATCACTTAATTTGTAAGATTTAAATCGTGGGTTATCGTAATCTCGTTCTACCCCAACAGGTCTATCTGGGAAGTAAAATCTGATAGTGGCGTTTTCTTGAGATGTATCTTGTTTAAGGTTTTTATCAACAAATTCGATAGAAATCCCTTTTTGGGTCATTACACCATATTCAAAATAAGTAGTAGCCATGATTATGTGTATTTTATTGAGATATTTTTATATTGCACAGAAGAAGAAATAGCATAAGGGTTATACAGTATACCACCAGGTTCACCATTAGTATAAAGATTTTGGGACCCAGACTCAACCCAAAAAGAATTAAGTTTTCCTGGGGTTGTAGTGGAGGGGGTTAGATAATTGTTATACAAAAAATATTGGGGGGATTCATTATCATTATTTGGGATAACTTTTGCATTGGTTGACCTTAACCAATTTCTAACATCTTTTACATTAGCAGAAGGATTAATTTGAAGATAGAGACAAACCAGCCCAGCAACTGTAGGAGAAGCAGCTGAGGTTCCTCCACCTCGTGAATCCCCTAATGTGTAATGGAATAGAGGGCCTGTGGATTCGTTTAAAGCAATTGGGTAATTTTCAGTTAAAAAATCAATAACTGATTGAGAGTTGAATTGTATTTTGGCGTATTGAGGGTGAATAACAGTATCATTAAAGGTATAAGGACCATTGGTTGGGGATGCTGTAAGGGCATAAGAAGCCAAAGCGAATGTATCAACAGCAGGGCCCCTGCAGGAGACTGGGGAGAGGTGGATTCCAGCTGGGCTGAGTGATGTGTGTAAGGTGAATCCTCTAAGGTTAGTTAGTAGGCCCGCTTGAATAGTACTTCCATTAGAGTTTAAATTAGGTAATAAAAATTTTATAGGAGTATTAGCTAAAGCTACAGAGCCTATAGTTATATCTCTTTCAAAATAGGTAGAATTAAGATAATTACTTACCATGTAGTCTTCTAAAAAAGGGTTATTATCTAAAGAAGAAGAACATGAACTTGGAAGACTCCTATTTCCAGCGGCCA